CGACAACCATCTTTGGTACATGTTTATCGCAATGCATTTGAGCAGCAATAACAGGATTTTCATTTAGTACAAAAATATTCATCACGCACCTAATGTTGGAACTGTAAAGTCGTCTTCAATTATGTTACCTTCGTGACAAGTAACCAGATTCGTCTTGTAATCTTCCTGTAAGTTTGGAATATCTTGAACACATTCTTCAATCGTTTGATATTCAGATAATCTATCATGTATTGTAACACAGTCAACTGAACATATTAAGATTACCGCAAATATGTCAATCACTTGTCGTCTCCATTATATATTTTTGAGCCGCTGTATACTTCTATTTCACCATTAATTTCAACTAACCGAATAATCTTTTCTTCTTCAAGAACCGTTAGCGTAATTTGTAATGCCTTATCGAGGGCGTATTTGTATCCAAGATAAAAACACAATATTACAAGAAAAACCAATAAACTAATAATTGCAAAATCGTTATTGATAACGAAACTTCCGCTTTCCAATATACTTCTCCTAAGTCATCATATAAGTCATTATACACTTTATTTTTCAGAAAGTAAAGCATTTAACTCATGAAAGTTTAAAACTTTTACATTTTCTGCTTCAGGCGTGTATATGCCTTTGAATACTATGACTTCTCTTGGATAACAGAAGAAGAACTTAACATCTTTATGATGCTCAATGAGCCAGCCAAGATAGTTCATACGACCACGAGTGTCGTTGATATTTGCCCGTGTGTTCATACCGTAACATGCTGTACCATCATAGAGGTTCGATAGCGCAACGCTTTCATCAACTACCAGAAAGTCGAAACCAAAGATATAGATTGAGCTATATCCTTTCTTAATGGCTTCAACAATCGCATTCATTCCAGCATTCGAGCGAGGACGAGCGACATTCCAGTTAGGATTGTCTGATTTCTGCCAGTGCAGTTCAACTGGTTCCCATTTCTCGTCTTCGGGCGGATTGATGAAACGGTCTTGAGGAAAAGTGGACTCCTCAATTTCCATGATGATTTCATAGTCGATTGCTACCAGGTAGTCAGGCAACACATAATCTTTGTCTATAAAATCACGATAAAGAGCATTGCAGCCAAAGACTTTACCCTTGCCCTTGAGTTCCATCAAATCAAATGAACTACGTGAAGCTCCGTTTCCGATTATGTACGCCGTTTTTAGGACGTTCTTCATAACTTACCTCATCTTGATGTTTGTCTTTACGGCGTGTAAATTTTTTCTTAGTCTTACGTATTGGCTGATAGTCATCATCCCAGCCTGTTTTTCGTTGTCGATATGTTTTACCCATTTGCCTTTTCTTCTATCCATGTTGATGCAAGGGCAGGCCACGCATCTTCAAAAAGTTTACGAGTAATACCTTTGTACGGCATCTTCTTATCTTTGATCGCAATGACAAGTTTTGCGTCATCTGGATCAAGCGATTCGAGAAAGTTTACAAACTGTGTTTCGCGTTGCATTGACTTCATATCTGGATAAGGTCCAGTATTGATAAAGATACCAAACTTACGCATATTTGAATAGAGCGTGGCTTGATAGTCGGACTCTTTTGGCGATGCTTTATAGGGAGGAGCACCTTCTGGTAATACGAATTGTATTTTTGGATTGAAGCAGATATCGATGATGCTTTCAAGCGTAATGTTATGGTCACGCCGAAGAGCTTCAATCTTCTCTTTTTTCGTTTTTAATTTAGAGATTCGTATTAAAATCTCTGCCACGCCTTCTGTATAAGCCATTATTTTCTCGCAATCATTTTACTGATATTATCTTCAATTTCGTCTACACGGCGTTGCAAGATATCTACAGCCGTACGAATATTTCCAGTACCAGTTTCTTTAAAACGTCCTTGCAATACTTCAATCTCACGCTCAAGAATACGCATGTGAATAAGATCATCAAAATTCATTTATTACCTCCATCATATTTTTCATTCGCTTTTCAATAAAATAGTTAAAGATTTTGCCACGTTCGTTCATCTTATAGTTATCAAAAATATCATTCACTTTTTTACTGATATTTTCAGGTACGTAGTCGAGATCAACTAACTGCTGATTGCGACGATAGTTGCGAAGCATTCTTTCATCACAGAACTCTTCTGGTGAAAGACCATTCCAAGCGTCAATCTTTTTCGATGCAAGAGGCTTCTGTCTTTTATCAGAAACAAACACATCATCATCAGATAAGAAGTTAGGAACACCGTCACCACGGTCGCCTTTAAGAATATGCTCGTGGATATATCGAGCAGGATTTGATACAGTCACATACTTCTTCTGCATCGGGCTGTATTGATCAACATTCGCATACTTCTGTAACTGGACAAAATCTTTATCAGAAGAGAGAATCAAAATGGACTCTGAAGAATCTTTCTTAATGCCAAGACTGCCAAAACGGTGACACAGAGTACCAATAATATCATCTGCTTCTGCGTGGTCAACTTGGATTACTTTGTAAGGAAACTGTTCACGAAGGTCATCACGAATGCCATTCAACACCGTAAAGATTGTGTTCCAGTCCAATGCGGACTCTTCACGATCTTTCTTACGGTGTATCTTATAGTACGGAAACAATTCTCGACGCCAATAGTTTTTGTCGTCGCAACAGATTACCAACTCACCATAATCTTTACCGAATCGTGAACGATACATTCTTAAAGAGTTTAGTACCATGTGACGAACAAGGTCTTCTTCAATCGCCACGTTGCTTTTACCTCCAATCTGTTTCATTAGATTGGAAATCATTACTTGATTTAGGTCAACGAGTATCATAACTTTCACTCAGGTTTCTATTTAATATATTCATTCTATATTATATATGAAAAAATGTCAAGAGATTATTCTGTTGGAGGCGAATAATCATCATCGGTCGTTTCGATTTCTAACATATCTTCTATATGTTCTCGAAGCGGATGTTCGAGATTAAGACTTTGATATAAAGTATACCGAATCGTTTCTACGGAATATGAAAAGTTCGTTGTGAACTCATCGGCCATTACATCAAAGCCATGACCAGCAAACTTATTATACAGATTGGAGCAATACCGATCAACAAGATAATCGATATATTGTTTTTTATTTTCATTAAAATATGTGTCCAGTTGCTCTTCGTTCTGTGGATCTGACTTGAACTTCGGAAACTGAATCACATTATTTGATACTTCTTCACTCATTTAATTACTCTTAGGAGAATGGTCTCACTATTGATTCTACCGTTAGGGGTGATTGGCTTTGTATTTATCTCGTCCATTAGCTTTCGAAGGACAATTTTACCTCCCTTTTCGAGCCGCGGCAATACATCTTGCGGCTTTCGAATCTTCTTTGACATCGATGTTTCTTCATCGTATCCTTGAAGTGTGGTGCCCTTGACCGTGAGTCCACCAGTCGCAGACGCATCATATCGAGTGAGTATTCGATATTTTGTATTAAACACCCATAGTTGAGTAGCGCCAATAATCGTAACAGGATTTACACTCGCAAGTTTAAACTCATCGTTCTTTGTCTGAAACTTGAGTTTTGCAATCTGCTTATCTGCGCTTTTTGGTTTCTTCGCTCGTGGTTTCCGAACTTTCTTTTGGTTGTCAGCCCATGTAGTACACTCAGTGATAATCAGAGTAAGAAAATCGGTAAATGCTTGAAGCTGGCGGGTCGTCATAAATGAATATGTCTCAGTCAACTGAGGATCTCTCTTCTTGAGAGTTTCCCTGAGTTCATCACGCCAAGGAATATAATACTCAGCGATTGCCATAGCGGACTGCGCTTTTACGTTATTCTTTTGAAGGAAAAAATACGGTTGAAAATCAGACTCCCAAGGAGCTTCGACATACAAATCTATCTTCTCTTCAATCTCTGCAATGTACTCATTATTCTTTTCGCGAATACGATCCTGAATCGATACGACAGGTTTGGACTGTTTATCTTCTTTAACGACAACCGGTGCTTTGTCTTTGAGTACTGACCACTTTTCCTCTAACCAGTCAAGGGTGTCTTGAGCAAACGAACCGCCGTTATTCATAATGTGGCAGTATTTACCGACTGACAAAAAATAATGCGGCTGAATCGAAGTGTAACGATACATCTTCATATCGTCTTTTCGATTTGCCTTGCAATATTTAATTGACGCATCTTTCAAGTCTTTAGTAGAGAATCCAGATAGCCAAGCTAACGCATAGTGTTTATTTTTGGAATAATCATTAAGGCTCGGATCGACATTAGCCCAAATCGGCATGGTTGGGTCGACCCGAGAACGAGGTTTTCTTTTTCTACGACCAGTAGACAGAAGTGATTTAGCCATTATTCACACACCTCCTCGAATCTTTTACGAGCCAGTTCTTCGGCAGCTTTTTCCCACTGCCAGTCGGCAAAATTCAGTAAACCCTCCCACTGGCCTTTGAGTTCTGCGAGAGCCTCATCATAGAGATTTTCGAGTAGAGTTTCATTATGTAAGTTAGACATTTATCAAACTTCCTTTGGGTTCAAAACTATTAAGGAAAGACCAGCCAAAGCACTTTTATGTCCAGCGAGGCGAGTCGTATAACCTTCACGAGCATATTCGCTCCCGTCGGCTCTGGTGATGTCGCCGATAATTATCCATGGGATCATATCCCCTGCACAATTTAAACCGTAATCTATGGACTTAACCGTCCCTTTGAGTTCTCCAGCGGCTGACTTCCACATCACTTTGGTAATTCCTGAAATCATCTTTCTTTCTCCTTGTTAATCATCATCATATACACAGTATAATGCAGGATAAGAAATAAGTCAACCCCTAAAATGATTTTTTTTCAAAAAAATATTTATTGATTATCAATTTACAGGCCTTGAAGAAGATTTTCCCACTCACGAACACGAGTATTCCATGAATAGAAATTATCGACATACGTCTTTTGAAAGTCGAGTTTAGCAAGATGATGCTCATTCCAATAGTCATTAATCACGGCATCGACCAGTTGTACGAAACGATTTGCGTGTGCTTGAGGATCTTCATGCCACTGATAGACAAGACCAAAATCGCTAACGGTTTCGGGAAGAGCGGCCAAGTTCGGACAAACAATCGCACACTTCGCACTTAATGCTTCAATAGCAGCGATACATGAAGTCTCTTGCCAGATTGACGGGAACGCAAAGATATGCGCTTTCTTTAATGCTTCGCGCACTTCATCGTTTGGTACTGCACCATGGTAGTTAATGCCAGGATGTTCACGACACTTATCAAACACTGCTTCGTAATCGGCATCTCGTTGAGCCCAACCATAAATGCTGAACGATGAATAAACATCAAGAACAATCTTATCGCCATGTTTATTATACAGTGCTTCAAATGCAGGTACAAGTATTTCAAGACCACGATGTGGTGTTGTGTGATAGATGAGACGAATCGGTCCGTCTTTATCTTTCTCGAAGTCCATGATTGGTTCAATGCAGTTTTTCATCGTAATCGATTCGGCGTATGGAACACCAAGTCCCATATGATATGTCTGAAACTGCCAGTTCGATACAAACACAAGTTTAGCAAATCGCTGACGTGATGCGGCATCTTTAAGATGTTGCGCCTCTGGGTCTTGCCACAGGTCGTGTAACCAGAGAATATTTTTCTTATCTGGATCAAGGTCACGCACACGAGAACAGATGATATTAAACTCATTGAGAAGTTCATCGTCTAACCGCTCAATCAATCCTTCTTTCATCAGTTCAGTGCCGCCGCGAGAGTTAATAACACTTCCGTCAGGAGCAATCTGCCCTTCTTCATCCGCTTTTCGTTGAGCTTCCTCTTCGAGTCCGGTAATCTTAAACTTCATTATATCACCTGGACCGACATGATCGAATCAATACGAAAAGAACGCCAAGCATTCTTTTCGACATCCCAAACAGGAAGTACTGCTTCGTTGACTGGACGATTGGAAACCTCTTCTACTTTAGGCAGAATGGATTCTTGAAGAGTGCATTCCATCACACGCTCTGTACCGTCCGTTTTCATGAACTTTACTCGTGCGATATGATTACTCAGAACTTCTTTGATATTTTCACGTTTGTAGACCATGATATATTACTCCGATGATTGTTTCATTGTATATTTGCGACGAGGATCACCCCACGCTTCAGATGCTGGAATACGAATGAACGGCGCTTTCTTATTATCTTTACCTGTATTCGGTACAGTTACCATGACTCGCTTACCTGCTAACCAAGCATCAATCTTATTTGTCATTATACCGAAACCATTCGCACGATAATCTCGGCTCATCGCCTTTCTTACAGACTTCGCTACATTTCGACGCTCACCTTTACTCGTTTGACTCGCCCGTGACCTCTTCTTTCCCACTATTCAATTCCCTTCATTAAAACCAATTTTTAACACAGTCACAAAATGTATTTGTAATTGCCATACCTATTATATAGATAAGCCATAATGAAAATAAAGTCAATACAAAATACTTGATTATATTAAATATTTTAGATATTATTTTCATTCTGACAAAAATAAATGTGAAGCATAAGTCTTTGCTTCTTGTAGACCACAGTTGAGTTGTTGTGAAACAAGAGTAAAGAACTCATTTGCAGTGCCGTTTGGATTATTTTGCTTGAACTCAGTCCATATTTTTTCAATTTTTATTTCTTCGTTCATTAGTCATACCTTTCAATATCATCTTCTGTTAATATATCACCTTTCCATATCTCTACGATATGTGCTGGCTCATCACTATCGTTACGACCCTGATGCCAAGTATTTTTTGAAATATTAAATGGATTATCTCTATGTAAATTCCAAAGATTGCCACCATCAAAAGGATTTAAATCGTCATATGTTCTCCAATTTGTAACAACACTAGCTTTTCCACTTACGATATTCCACGTTTCGGAACGATGTTGATGGCGTTGCATACTCAGTCTATTATGAGGATCAATCACAAGTTCCTTCACTTTAAAACCATCACCCTCATATAACTCGCGATAGTAACCCCACGCTCGTTGTATCTTAGGCGATTCCCAATCTTTAAGAATCCAGCTACTGGAGTTCTTTTTATCTTCACCACCTACACCATAAACAAACTCAACGCGCTCATTAATTCTGTACATTTCATATTCGGGAACATTGTCTTCAGGTCTATCGCCGCCATTAGCAAATATCACCTGAGCGTCTGGAAACCCTGCGAGTGTTTGAAAAATGGCATTACCCGCAGTATCGTCGGAGTCTTCAAATCCGATCACACATTGAACTACCTCAAGCGAAGATATGATACTGGCTCTTTCATTCCAAGGCATAAACGGGCGACCTTTTTTTCGAGCAAGCCAGTCATCCGTATTCAATCCTACAACGAGCATATCTCCAAGTTCTTTTGCTGCATTGAAATAAGCAATATGCCCAGAATGAAGAGGATCAAATCCTCCAGTAACCAATGAGATTTTCATTTGTCTTTTTCAATTTCCGTCAAACGACTTTCAAGTTTAATAATCCTTGCTGTGAGCTTTGGATATTTGTTTTGAAGAGAAACTTCTTCTTTGTTTAAAATATCAATTCCATACTTTTCGTTTGCCCACCAGCAAATCTCAAGATACTTACTCTCGCACCATTTACCAGCTTTTGTTTTGCTAAACCACGATACGGTTGCCGCACCAAGTAATGCACCGGCAATATTACTTATGATCCATAACCACATTAGTCTTCAATACTCCATTCTTCAACATCGCAAAATTCTTTGTCTGTAATCTCTTTAACATATCCTAGAAATCTACGATCTTCAAAAACCGCATAACCTGGGTGAGATTTACATTTATCTATACTTACGCCGTGTGGATCAGTTTCAATATTAAAATCATCTCGGCGCCAACGCGAAACAAAATGTCTCATTATTTTTTATTTCCTAGAAAATCAATACATTCATCCCAGCTTTTTAGCTTACCAGTAACACCGTTTCTTTTTTTATCACGGATATTTTTGAATGCGTGGAATGTAATATAGGCAGCAAGGATAATCGCAACATGACCAATTGTTAGCCATCCCCAAGCATATGATACTTCGTAGATACTTTCAAATACCATAATAGAAAATGCAGTGGACCAAACGGCACTAAGTGTTGTGAGTATCTGTAATCGGACGGTCTTCGGCAACGCCCTCAAATCATTCTTTGTATCGTCAAACAAAATGGTTGCGATATCATACATCTTCCAAGAAAACTCACTCCAGTAAAAAGCAAAATCCATTTTCATCTTTCAATCCTCAATGTATTTGTGTATGTAGTTTTTTTTCGAATTGCGCTCTGATTTGTGGAATATTATCACAAATGAACCCCGATAGCATGTTTTCGATATCTTCGTCATTCATAACACATGAATATAATTGTATTGATGTTTTCAAAACAACAGCAGCGGCCATCATCACATCGTCTGAATTTTCTGTATACGGAGCCAATGTATTCCAAATTTGTTGTGAAATTTTAGTCATTTCTTGAGAGTTATCGGTCATCGCATTTCTTTCAAATATTCTTCATTTTTAGTTTCAAGGACAACATACTCTCCCCAATATTCTTCGAAAATTTTAAGAAGATTAATATAGTTACCTTCCATCATTTCTTGTTTCATATGTTTTATTTCATCTTCTTTCATGGAAGTGTCTCTTCCAAGAGTTACAGCGATACCAATAAGATGGAATGCATTACCATCAGGACCATCGATGTTGACAATCATTTCTTTGTCAGCAATTCTTTTGCGAATCATCCTCTTCTCATCCTTGCAATTTCTTCAGCATCTTCTTTACTGAACACTGGAACCATATTTGATTTATGCATCGTAGCGATACCGAGGAGTTTGCGCTTACCGCTGTACTCTTTGGTTTCTTTTTTAGACATACTTGAATTCCAGGTGGGTTTTGAAGATTGGTGGAGACTAGGAGGGTCGAACTCCTGACCTACGGCTTGCAAAGCCGTCGCTCTCCCAACTGAGCTAAGTCCCCTTTGTTTCGTCTGACTAACACCCATACGCTTGAGAAACTTCTGGTGTTCTTTTTCAGCCGCGATCAAAGATTTAGTCTTATTCTTCTTCTTGCGTTTTTTGGTGCTTGTCGTTGTATAATAACTTGGTAGCATGTGCATTGTCATTTTGCATAGTATCCCATAACCATTGATATAAAGTACTCAATTCACAGTTATCTACAGCCGCTGAAATTCGAGGATCTCTTAACCACTTTTCATATTCTAAACTATACAGTTTCAAATGTCAATCCTTTTTATGATTTTTTTTATTATTTTTTTTATCAAAAGAAACCGACAGCACATATGGATTTGTATACAGTTTCAGTTTTCTTTGTAACACCGTTAACTGAACTTTTTGAACTTCGATGATATCTTTAAGTTCTTGTACATCATCAGGAAGACTCTGCATAAATCTTGAGTGTTTTTCATGATCTTCCATTAGCTTACCTTACATACTGGAATCGGATTCATCTTATGAAGATTTTTCTTTTGAATACTAAGAAACTTATCGATGTTCTCTTGTGGACCTTCTCCAAGCATGGCCGCTTCAAGTTCGGAATAACTCATGCCCAGTTGTCCCTGGTCATTACGACCGTCATCCCATAGACCGTCTGTCGGAGCAGCATCAATGATACGTTCATCAACACCAAGAACACGACCCATATCCCAAACTTCAGTTTTCATACAATCAGCAATCGGGCTAATATCAACACCGCCATCACCATACTTCGTGTAGAAACCAACACCGAAGTCTTCGACTTTATTTCCTGTACCAACAACGATACCGTTTCGACTTTGTGCAACTTGATAGAGTGTCATCATACGCAACCGCGCACGAGAGTTTGCAAATGCAAGGTCGCTCTGCATGTCATCAAACTTCTCTTCAAACTCAATAAAAATCTTTGTGAGGTCTCTGACGAGATACTTGACATTACCATACTTCTCTTCAAGCCATTCGCCATGTGCGAGACTGAGTGAATGCTGTTCAGGTTTCTGTTTGATAGGCATACTTACAACATATGTCGGAACACCAGTTCGAGCGCATAATGTGCTTACAACAGAAGAATCGATGCCGCCAGAGATACCAACAACAAATGATTCGATGCTATTCTCTTTGCGGTAGTTATCAAGCCAAGATTCAATATGACCAATCTTCTCGTGTGTATTCATTATTTTTTTCCAATCAAATCAGTAGTCAAAATTATAAATGCTTCTTTCTGCTTCATCATGGTAACAATATTATATATGCTTTCACCATTCAAATAAAGTTGATGCAGATATGAAATATCTTTGTCGGAAAATCCTATATCTGCATAATTGATTGCGTTTTGTATCTCTTTTGGTAAATCATCGAAGACGCGATATAAAGCAGCCTTCTTTAAACGGATCTTTTTTGCACTGATCGTCATGAGGTTGAATTACCCACTTACCTTCAATGTAACAAGCCTTTCCTCTATTGCTGTTATTTATAGCGATATCTGAAAAAAACTCCTCGCAATCACCTTCTTCATAATCTTCTTTCATAAAGGAAGCCCAGTCAAACTCACTTCGCATTTCATCCAGTCTTTTTCGAGAACCAACAGGATCTTCTGCGAAAAGATAGTTTGTTTCTTTACATCCAATCATCTTACAAAAGATCGGTGATGCAACCATGCCAACAAGAGATATTGGTTCGATAGCTTTTGCTTGACTACTGACCGCTAAGAATAGTATTGAGACGGTCAGCATCATCGGCATTTTGCTTATCTGCATTTTTATCTAACTCCTTCCAAGCACGAGATGCACGAATCTTGTCCATCAACATTTGATCTTTCCGAACACGATTTGATAAAATCTTACGTGCTTCAACATCAGAATATTCAAGCAACACATAAGCACGATACTGAGTGCCATGTGGTACGACTTCAAGATTTGAAATGTGATATCCAGAGACATCGGTGTTTGCAGTAATATTCTTGACTGCTTTTTCCAGTTCTGTCATCACCGTCGCATCGAGATCGCCGCTACCAACTTTAGCACGGAACTGCTTGACTTGACTGCGGAGCCGAGAGTTAATTCGGTCAGCAAGAATAACTTTTGCGTTCAGAACAGCAGCATCAATAGAGAACTGCATATCGGGTGTCACTGATGTACCAGCAGAAAAGATGTTATCACTATCCTCAGGAAGAGTTTTGAACCATTCCGGAATCGTAGAGATTTGTTCTGTAACTCGGTCACGCTTGTATTCATACGTAACAGTTTGAAGTTTCGACGCTTCGGGCCCGGGCCCTTCTTGTGTCGTTTTGCAAGCGCCGAGAGCAAGAACGCTCACAGCACCAACAATCATAAAGCTATTTTTCAACAACTTTCTCCTCTTTCATAATATCTTTACCCATTGCTTGAATATCTTGACCAATACCTACTACTGTGTTGCCACAAGCAGAAAGCGATATAACGAGAAAGAATCCCGTTATCATCATCACAAACGGTTTCATTAAAAAATCACCTCAAGTAGAATATTGGTAACAACGATAGCACCAAATATTGTTAGTCCAGTAATCATAATATAATCTCACTTCACGTTCATAAGAGTCTCTACGATAGTATCACGGGCACCCGACTCCACAAAAAATGCCATGACATATGGAACTACATCATAGTGCGTCAACACAACTCCGATAGCAATACCAATAAATAATTTAATCATTTACAAATGTCCTTATAAGCCAAAACTTCTTTTCTACCAATAAAAACTGAGTACCATTTTTTCTCACATTTCTTTAGTTTCGTTTCTTCATAAGATATATTATGTACTGGACGAACAGGAATGTCAATAGATTTTACACAAGAACTTTTAATTTTTTTGTTGAGTTTTTCAGGTACATTCTTACGAAGAATATCTTCTTTTGCCGTGACTTCCGCTCGTTTACATGCTTCGTTCTGTGTCATGTCTGGTCCGAAGATATATGTACCACTC